CAGCACCGCGCGGGCACTGGCGGTGAAGCTGGCGCTGCCGCTGGCGGTTTGCGCGACTTTGCGCGGCTGGTTCAGGCGCAGGGCGGCGATCCGTTCCAAGGTCGATTCGTCGGCTGTATCCGGGAGGATCTGCTCGGCGATCCAGTCGAGGTAGCCATACAGGCCATAGGCGGCGCCACCGAGGGTGCGGGCCAGCACTTGCGCATCGGACTGGCGCAGCGAATCGCTGGCCAGGTCGCTTTGGGTGCGTTTGATCAGCACCGGCAGCGAAGGGGTTTCAAACGGCATAGATCACCTGCCAACTGTTATCGGGATTGATGTCCAGGCGCTCGCCGTCGGCCAGGGTCAGGACCGTGCGCAGGTTCAGGCGCTGGGCGTCGAGGCGTTCGCTGATGATGTCGATGGCGCTGCAGTGGCCGTCGTCGATCAGCCATTGCAGGGCTTCGCGGGCGTAGAACTCAGCGTCCATCTGGGTTTTCCGGGTCAGCTTGACCCGGCGCAGCAGCCACAGCCGCGAGCCGACGCGGTCGTCGGCAACGCTGGGAAAGGTGTCGCCCCACCAGCCGAAACGTTCGTCGTCATCGAGAGCGTCGTCATCGGCAGCGCGACGCCAGGTGAACAGGCTGATCAGCACCGAACGGGTCAGTGCGGCGTGGAGGTTCTGGCTGATAAACATCACTGACCTCCTGCCGGCGCGCCGGTCTGGCCATTCCCGGCCTGAACGCCGATGTGCACGTGTTTGATCTGGCTGATGCCGCCCGCGACCTGGTCACCTTGGGAGATGATCTTGCCGGTCTGGGTCAGGGTCGGTGTGTCGATGTTGACGGCGGTGCTGGCGTGGATGTTGAGCGTGGCGGTCTGGATGTCGATGATCCGCCCGCGCTTGAAGTGAATCCGGTCGCCTTCGTCGGTGTAGATCGCCACTTCGCCGGCGGCCAGGGACTGGAGGCGATAGCGGCGGTCGGCGACCACCAGGACGATGGCGTGGGAACGGTCACCGCCCAAAAAAGTGGCGATTCCCTCGGCGCCGGCCAGCGGGTTGCTGGTGAAGCCGTAAGGCTCGAAGTGCTCCATGTCGTCGTTCACTTCGCCGGCGGTGAGGCGCATTTGCAGCGATTGCAGCTTGGAGGCCGAGTTGGCGAGCACGACAGTGCCGCGCGCCAGGAGGCGTGTCAGAAGGCTCATTGGGTTTCCTTCAAAAATCAGGACCGACGCAGGGCCCTGTGGGAACGGGCTTGCTCGCGAAGGCGGTGGGTCAGGCGGTATTGATGGTGGGGGTTAGTCCGTCATCGCGAGCAAGCTCGCTCCCACAGGGGGTCGATGTTGTTCGCGGTATTGGCGTACACCGGAGATCCCCTGTGGGAGTGAGCTTGCTCGCGATGGCGGTGGGTCTGGCGACTTCAGTGTTGAATGCTTAACCGCTTTCGCGAGCAAGCTCGCTCCCACATTGGGTCGGTGTTGTTCGCGGTATTGGCGTACACCGGAGATCACCTGTGGGAGTGAGCTTGCTCGCGATGGCGGTGGGTCTGGCGGTATCAATGTCGACTGACACGACCCCTTCGCGAGCAAGCTCGCTCCCACAGTGGGTCGGTGTTGTTCGCGGTATTGGCGTACACCGGAGATCCTTTGTGGGAGTGAGCTTGCTCGCGATGGCGGTGGGTCTGGCAATATCAATGTCGACTGACACGGCCCCTTCGCGAGGAAGCCCGCTCCCACAGTGGGTCGGTGTTGTTCGCGGTATTGGCGTACACCGGAGATCACCTGTGGGAGTGAGCTTGCTCGCGATGGCGGAGGGTCAGGCATTATCAATGTCGACTGACACGGCCCCTTTGCGAGCAAGCTCGCTCCCACATTGGGTGGGTGTTGTTCGCGGTATTGGCGTACACCGGAGATCCTTTGTGGGAGTGAGCTTGCTCGTGATGGCTGTGGGTCAGGCAATATCAATGTCGACTGACACGACCCCTTCGCGAGCAAGCTCGCTCCCACACAGGTTTGGGTGTCAGGCTGAGGTTTTCTTCGGCGGCTCGGGATTGGCGTCGAAGGTGTGTGGCGGGGCGAGGTGCAGGGTGGTGATCGAGCCTTGTGCCGACAGCGAGTACGTCACTTTGGAGATCAGCAGGTCGTCATCAAACCCGAGCACCGGATCCTTGACCCGCACCAGGGTATTGTGGCGCCACAAATCACCGTTTGATTGCCGCCAGCCCTGCACCTGGTAAGTGGTGCTCTGCGCCCGGCCGATGCGGGTGGCGCTTTCCCAATTGGCCCGTTGCTGCGCCAACTCGAACGTCAGTTGCGTCCCTTCGTTGATCACGGTGGTACGCCGACGCTTGAAGGACAGATCCGTCGCGACCGATTCCACTTCGCTGACCGCTGCCCCGCTCTGGGTGTCGGTGCCTTTGTGCTGGCCGATGACCCGGTATTCGGAGAACACCTGGCTGTAATCCATCGGCGCGTTGGCCGACAGAATATTCTTGCCCAACTCCAGCGCATCGCTGGCCCGGCCACTGCTGCCGGGTTTGGCCAGCACCAGCCGACCCTGTGCGTCATCGGTGGAAAACACCCGGAACAACGACAGCAAGCGGTCGATGGATTGAAACACCGTTTCCCCCGGCACAATCGTGTGGCTGCTGAGCCGGGCGGTCTCGGGAATTTCGCTGACCACGTAGAGGCTGTAGTTCATCGCCAGCGCTTCGACGATGCTCAACAACGACTGCCCATGCCACTGATTCGGCCGATTGGTCGCGGCGCAATCCACCAGGTCCTGAGTGTTGGAACTGCCTTCGATGCTCAGGCTGATCTGCCGCCCGTCATAACTGATCGGCGCCTTGAACACGTAACCGGTGAGCACCAGGTCCTTGCCGATCCGCACCTCGCAGGCGTCCCCGGGGTTGATCCGCTGATCCACGGTCTGACCCGGCCATTGCCAGGTAATGCTGAGTTTGAAGGTGCGGAACTGACGCTCCAGATCCGCAGTGATTTCCACGCTTTTCCAGCCGCCGTATTCCATCCCGGCGACCGTCAGCGTGACGCGATTGTCCATCTCGCTCATGGCTTACTCCCCGGAGACTTTCACTGCGTTCGGCAAGAACCCCGGATGGGCAATCCCGTTGCTCTGGGTCACTTCATCGACCCGTGTTGCATCGCCAAATTGCTTGTAGGCCACGACCAGCGCCGGGTAGCTGTCCTGGAACGACTTGGTGACCTGCCGCACACCCGAGGAAGCCACGGCTTTGAGGTGGGCGATCAGCGCCTGTTTCAGATCATCGATGGCCTGGTAGTGCGCGGGGTCAGCCTTGTCCAGCATCGGGTTGATCGCTGCGGCCAGGGCCTTTTGCAGCGCTTGCAGGTCGTCGATGACCGGCACTTCGTCGCGGCTGACCGGTTGGTTCGCTTGTTGCGCCAGCGACGGTGTCGTCACGGTTTTCACCGGTTTGGTGGCCACCGGCATCGACGCGACAAATTGCGCGACTTTGACCAACAGCGTGTCCTGCACCAGATTGGCCATGGCGACCGCCGCAGCGGTGGTGTCCTTGCCGGTGGTGAGCTTCGGCGCATCGGCTTTGCGGATGTCTTCGAGTTGTTGGGAGACGTCGGCAATCACGCCACGATAACCCGCCTTCGCGAAGTCTTTGAGCGACTTGATATCGCCGAGCAAGCCTTTGAATTCCGCCGCCACCTCCTTGGGCAACTCCTTGACTGCTTTGACCAGTTCGGTGATCTGCCGGTACTGCTCGATCAGCGGCTGAAGCTGTTCCTTGATCACCGCATACACATCGGTGAGGCTGTTGCGCAGATTGGCGATGCCGATCCGCGCGGCTTTGATCAGGGTCATCGCCTGTTCAAAACGTGCCACCGCCGAGCCCAGCAACGTATCAGCCTTAGCCAGCAAGACCTTTTGCGTACTGATCGTCGCCGTCGGAAACGGCAACGGCTGATCGGGGTAGAACTTCAGGGCGAAAGTCACCAGCCCGCCGTCCTGGCGGGTGTGGGTCATGTCGCATTCGCCGACCTTGACCTGCAAGCGTCCGAGCCACGGATGCACCAGTTCGCCGCGCCCCTGCTCCAGGGCCTTGAGCAGTTTGTCGCGCTGCTCCAGGCAATCGGGGCCGACAATGAACGCCGTCAGATCATGGGTCTTGGCCTGCTGGCCAAGGTCTTCGAAAAACGGCAGGTCGCGTTGCGGATACTCGTGCAACTGGCCTTTGCGACCGACCGGGGTTTTCGCCTGGTCAATCCAGAAACCGACACCGCGAAAGGATGCCGGCAACAAGCGGTCACGCCAGTTCATTGGAACCTCCTGCAGAGAGCGAGCGATAGCCGATACGCGAAGAGAGCGCCAGCCCCGGTTGGTTGGTTTGCGGTTGATCGGTGCGCAGGCCGGCCGGCGCATTTTCGAAGCGCACCGTCAGGCCGCCCTCGAGTTGCGTGCGGTTGTTGGCGGCACTTTGCTGGATCAGGGCGCTGGAGTTTTGCGTCAGGGAGCCGGCTTGCAATGCACCGTTCGCCGCCGGCGTCGGGCCCGCGCCAAAGAACGCGGGGGCCAGTTCACCTTTGCCTTGAGCATTGGTCTGACGTTGCGCCTCGCTCAGGCCTTCGACTTTGCCGGTGACCTTGGCGACCAGCCCGGCGAAGCCGCCGTCGAACAGTTCCTTGATCGGTGCGATCACGGTTTGCAGCTTTTGCCACAGCTCGCCGAACCACTCGGTGATCGGTCCCCAGTTCTTGATGATCTGCCCCAGCGGTGTCCATTCGAACATGCCGTGCAGAAACTCCAGCACCGGGGCAGCCAGCGCTTGCACCACGCCCCAAAGCGCCGAGAACACTTCACTGATTGGCTGCCATTTGGCTGCAATCTGCGTCATCGGCGACCACTCGAACACCCCGCTGAAGAAGTCCTTGATCCCTTGCGCAGAGGCTTGCAGAGCGGCCCACAGCGGATCGAAGAACGCGCTGATGGCGCCCCAGTTGTTGATGATCATCCCCAGTGGCGAGTAGTCAAACAGCGTGCCGAAGAAATCCTTGATGGCCTGGGCTGCCGGTTGCAGAGCCGTCCAGATCGAACTGAAGAAACCGGTGATCGCGCCCCAGTTGTTGATGATCATGCCCAACGGCGTCCAGTCGAACAGGCCTTTGAGGAAATCGATCACCGGCACCGTCAGGGCCTTGAGCAATTCCCAGATCGCCGAGAACAGACCGGTCACCCCCGCCCAGTTGTCGATGATCATGCCTAGAGGGGTCCAGGAAAATGCCGTTTTCAGATAGCCCACCAGCGTCGAGGTCACGGCGGTGATGCCACTCCAGATGCCGGAGAAGAACCCGGTAATCGGCCCCCAATTGGCAATCACCATGCCCAGCGGCGTCCAGCTGAATACCGTGTTCAGCATCGCCATCGCGCTCGCGGCGACCGTTTTAACGCCGCCCCAAAGGTTGACGAAGAACGCTGAAATCGGTGTCCAGTTGGCAATGATCAAACCCGCCGCGAGGGCAACGCCCATGGCAATCAGCATGATCGGATTGACCTTGAGCACCGAGCTCATCAGGTCGAACACCTGGGTCGCCCCGGTGACCGCCGTTTGCATGGCTGAAAACGCGATGGCCGCCGTGGCCAGCGTCTCGACCAGTTTCGGGTTGTCGGCGACCAGGCGCCCTACCCCCGTCAACAACGGCTCCAGCCCGACCACCAACGCACCGACGGCCGGAGCCAATGCCGCGTCAATGGACGCTGAAACCTTGCTCATCGAATCGCTGAAGACATTCATCGATTGAGCTGCGCTTTGCGGCACGGAGGGCATATCGACGCCTTTGGCCGCCTCGTTGACCTCGGCCAGACTACCCTTGAACGCGGCGGACGCCTTGATCCCGTCCACGAACGGCGTGATCACGCTACCGCCGTTGAACAGACCGCTGATGTCCAGCTTGCCGAGGCCGGCCAGTTCAAGGTTGCTTCTGAAACTGTCGACCTTCGAAACGAGGGCTTTGAGCTTGGGTGACAGTTCATCGATGCCGGTCAACAGCACCGATTTTGTTACCGTGTTTTCGTCTGCCATCACTGCACCTGCTGCATCGCATTGATCCGTTGCGCGTGCTCCAGGGATTCGCGGAGCACATCCAGTGGCCTGGCCATCATCTGTTCGGGGTCAACCTTCCAGAACCAGGCCAGGTCATAGGCGACTGCGATCAGGTCGGTGATGGCTCCGACGCCGCACTCATGAAAAAACTCGCGACGGCCCAGCTCAATGCGTTGAGGTCAGCCAGGTCCAACTGGTTGACCGACGACGGCGGGATGCCGGCGCACACGGCGATGTATTTGGCCGCGACGTCCATGTCGAGGCTGACCTCTTCGCTCTTGTCGATCTTGTACGGCAGCGCCTTGATCGCCCGCACTTCCTGCACCGTCGGACGGCGCAGGTTGAGTTCGGTCAAAGGCTCGCCGTGAGCTTCGATCGCAACCTGAAGCTTCACGGCGCCGCTCATTGCCAGGTCCCCTTGATGCCTTCGAATTTCAGTTCGATGGTGGCGTCATCGCCCTTGGAAACCGGTTCTTCAACCAGGTAGGCGCCGGCCAGGACGTAGACTTTGCCGTTGCTGAATTCGCAGGTGACGGTCATGTCGGTGCCGGCGATCAGTTGCTTGAGCGGGAAGTCGGCGGTGTGCAGCGCCGTCACTTTGAAGGACGGTGCAACGTCGGTTTCCTTGTAGAAACCCGGTACGACGGTTTCGCGTTTGGTGGACATCAAAGGGGCTTCGCAGCCGCCGTTGATGGTCAGTTGAGCGCCGTCCACTTTGACGTAGCAGGTGCCCGCAATCAGTTGACCCATGGTGTTTCTCCCTTCAAATAAAAAGCCCACGCGAGGTGGGCTGAAATCACATACTCAGACGCGTTTTTTAAGCGGCGTCGTCGTACTGCAGGCGGAATTGGTTGAGCAGTGCGAACACCCGCAGACCGTTGATGTAATCGGGCGGGAACAGCACGTTGACCCGGCTCGGGTCCTGCACGTCGCGCTCGACAATCAGGTGCTCGGCGAACAGCTCGGCGTTCTCCACGTGGCCTTCCAGTTCGAGCTTGGCGTACTGGGCGATCAGCTCACCGCGAATGGTGCTCGGGGTAACGATAGGCTGGCCGGCGCCGAAACGGGTGCCGTCGGAGGCCAGTTTGTGGCGCCCGTATTTGCTGGTGATCACGCTTTGCAGACGACGCACGATGAACGCCGACTGGTGCATGGTTTCGCTGTCCAGGTAGGAGTTGTCAGCCTGGCCGTAAGCGTTCTTCTGATAGGTGGTGATCGAGCGCTGGATGCGCACGTAGCCGCCCTCGTAGTACGCAGTGGCGATGCCGTAGTTCAGCAGCGACTGACGCTCGGTCAGGGTGAAGCGCTCGCTGGCCGGTGCCGGGTCGAGACCCGGCAGACTGCCGCTTTGGGTCGGACGGCTGGCGTCGGCGGAAATGAACACCGAGGTCCGCGCGGCCAGTGCAGCGGCCTGCACCCAGAAAGGTTGTGGCACACCCGGTTCCAGCGCCTGGATGGTCATGTGCTGATCGTTGCGCGCCTGGCCCGCAGCGACCAAGGTGCCGATGGTGCCGCGCTTGGCGCTGTAGACGTGACCGAACAGTTGCTTGGCCCAGGACCAACGACCGGTGCTGTCATCCATGACGGCTTGCCAGGTGTTGAGGGTCGACAGGTCGGAGAATGGCATGCAAATGAACTCGAACGGCTCATCGCCCAGCGCCGCCACGGCCTCGACTTGATCCGGCACACCGACGCCGCCGGTCATGGCGGTCACAGCGCTGGTCAGGCCGGACGGGGTTTCTTCGCCGTTGCTCTTGCCCAGGCGATTGAATTGCAGGCTGATGTCGTTGCCGCTGTCGCCGGTCCATTTGGCGCTCAGGGTCACGACGCCGTCGGCCGCTGCGGCGGTCACCGGCAGGTCAGCAGAGGCATTGATTTTCAGCGCCAGCGCGGTGGCCGACTGAGCGGCAGTGAAACCGCTGACGATGGCCGCTTGAACGCGAACGCCGCCGACGTACAGGTTGAGCACACCGCTTTGGGTCGCGGCGCCGGTCAAGGTCACCACCCCTTTGGCAATGCTGCCGGTGGTGTTGTGCAGCGGCAGGCACCAGATCTCGCCGATCGGGTCAGTCTTGCGCCAGGTCTCGTACATCGAGGCGAGCATCGAGCCTTGGCCGCCAATGCTTTTGGCCAGTGCCACGCTGGACACCAGCACCAGTTTGCCGACGTCGGCCGGGGCGATGTTGTCGTTGACCTGAGCGACGATCAAACGGCGCATAGCCGACGACGCGCTATTGGCTGCCGAATTGTCCATCTCGGCGTAGAACAGCGGAACACGAATGTCCGCGGGGATGTTGCTGAATCCGATCGCCATTATTTGGCTCCCTGTGGTTTGGCCGCTTTCACGGCTTTGGTAGTGATATCGCCATCGGCCAGACGTCGACGCCACCAGGCGTTGTCCAGCACTTCACGGCCCTCGAGGGGCAACAAATCGCCCGCTTCCGGGTCCGGCACGACACGGCCCGGGGCCGGTAGCACGGTGATGCGTTCGCTCATGGGGTTACATCTCCAGAGAAAGTCAGTTCCAGGCGCCCGTCAGGCCCTGGGCGTTTCAGGTTGGGGTCGGCCGGATCGATCGCATCGACCCGCACGGTGACCCCGGTAAAGGACGACAAACCGTCCAGTTCACGCTCGTGCCAACTCTCCGCCGGTTGCCCCGGCAGATTGCGGCCAAGCTGGAATTCAGTGGAAAAACGCAAGCGGTACAGCACGCGGCTGGCGTTGATGGAAACCTGTTCGCCGCCTTCGTATTCGATGGCTTCGTAGTCCGAGCCCGGCTTGAAACCCACCAATGCGCGCCACAGTTCGGCGCGCAGGTCGTGCAACAGATCCAGCGCTTTTGTAGCGTCCGTGGTGTCAAGCACCAGGGTCACTTCGAAGCGGTCGCGGATCGGTTGCAGGGACAGGTTTTGCGCGAGGCTTTTGCTGGCGACATCGGCGAGGGGGACGATGTAGGCGCAGGGGGTGGTGAGTGGGGTATCGGCTTGAAGGGTGGCGAGGTCGATGCCGGCGGCGATTCGATTGGCCAAGGCGGGGCATTGCTCACGCAGTTGCGTGAGGATCGGAGTGATCTTCATGAGGGCGCTCCAGTTACAGGGAAGGTGCGATCAAAAAAGCGGTGGGAGCGAGTCTGCTCGCGATGGCGGCGGGTCAGGCAATGGTGATGTTGACTGTGCCGCCGCATTCGCGAGCAAGCCCGCTCCCACAGGGGATCT